CCCTTCGTCTGCGCGTCGATGTCAGCCTCGGCGCGGTTTTCCATCACCCGGGTCTGCAATTCGGTCCATGCGCGCAGCGTGGCCTTCACTTGGTCAGGCGTCTGGTTGGCCTCGTGCGCATGTTTGAGCACCACGGACAGCATTTCAGGCGCCACCTTGGGCGCATCCTTGCCGAGATCGTACTTGTCAGGCGCATCGGGGATGCCCAGCGCTGCGCGGTACTCGGCGATCTGCTCGGGCGTTGCGTTCTTGCCCAGCACCGGCTTGAGTTCGCCCGCCGCGATGCGGTTCTGCGCAGCGATGAGCGCTTGCATGGCAGCTTCTGGCGATGCGTAGCGCTCCAACCGAGCCAGCACCTTTGCGTCGTCCTTGGATACGGTCTTGCGCCAGTCGGGCGGCCAGTACGATTCGTTGTTGCCTTCGGCCTTGGCGCTGGCATCGCCATCCTTTTTTGCCGCGGCTGGTGCTGCTGCCTGGGCTGCCGGCGCGCTGGCCGGCGCATTCGTGGGCGCGGCTGCGGCCGGCGCAGGCGAAGGCGCGGCAGGTGCTGGCGTCGCGGCAGCAGGTGCAGGCGATGGCGCCGCGGGCGCTGCGGCAGGCGCCGGGCTTGACGCTGCGCCGCCGCTGGTGCCGTCGACCTCCTCAGCGCGTAGGACGTGTTGAATCTTCCACATGGTCAGCCCTCCTCAGGGATGAAAGGTCAGCATTGAACAGGCCGACGATCAGGTCGGCCACAAACAGCCGGCCCAGCGCGAACACGGTGTCTCGGTCGCTGGGCTGGTACGGGAAATGCGCCTTGCCGCACGCTTCGCGCACAATCCACTGCAGCGCGACCTGCTGCTGGTGCGCGGATGCTTCGCCGGCATGCAGCGCCTTGACGGCTGCAGCCACGGCCAGCGGTACCGGTGGCGGCTGATCGATTGGCGGCCGCGGCGCGGCTTTCAATGCTGGCTGCTGGACCATGCGTTACTGAACCGCTGCCGCCTGCTGCTGCGGGACCATGCCGGACTGGCCGATGTTCTTGGCGGCGTTGCTGGCCTGCTCGATGGCGGCCAGCTTTTGCTGCGCCTGCGCCGCGGCCTGCTGGTTGCTCTTCTGCTCTTGCACGTAGGCATCGGTATTGAGCCACGTCGCCGGGATGCCAACGCCCATCAGCGCGTCGCGCAGCGCCACTTCGGTCTTCGGCAAGAAAGCGCATGACGGGTCCAGCGCAATGGCCGACCCGATCAGCGCCTGGGCCTGTTGGAACTTCTGGCCCTTCTGTTCTTCGATCGCGTCGTGCAACGGGCTCTCGAAGGTGAACTCGATCTCGGCGCCACGCAATTCTCGGGGCCATGATGCCGGATTGCCGAAGCCACCGTTGCGCCACAAAAGCTCAAATGTCTCGTCGCACAAGGCCGCGTTGTATTCCTGCTCCATCGGCTCGAAGATGGGAAGCGCGTTGCGGATGTACTCCTGCACCCGCTGGCCCACCTCGTAGGCGGTCATTTCTGGCGCACGCTGCGGCAGCGTCAGTGCGTCGAGGAAGAAGGCAGCATGCAGCATGGCGCGGGTGTCGGCGTTCATCTGAACGCCGTAGTTGAAGCCGCGGAAATCCTGCTCCAACGGGCGCAGCGCAGCGCCCAATCGCTCATCGTATTCCTCGTCCACCCACGTCACCCCGCCGGCATAGAGCGCCAGGTCTGTTCGCACCGCGCTTTGCGTGGCGATGATCGGCGGGCTGGTCGCTTTCTCGCCGGCTTCCAACAGTGTGAACGTCATAGCCTGCAGCAGCCTGGCATCCGGCAGAGCACAAACGCTTGCCGGGCTGTAGCTGTACTGCGAACCGCTGACGGTCTGCCAGCGCGGGATCACGTAATAGCGGCCCCAGATCGGCACGGCCTGCATGATCTTGTCGTGCATCGCGTCGTACCAGATCGACCACCGCGGCCGGCCGTTGGCCTTGTCGTCGTACATGTCGGCCTCGACGACGAAGTGCATGCACTCCACCTCGGCGAATGGCGTCTTGCTGACCAGTTCTTCCACCTTGTCGTGCACCTTGCCGGGAAAGGTCCGGCTCAGCGCCTGCGCTGTTGGCTTCCACTTGCGCACCACGAAGCCAATCTTGCCTTCCTCGTTTTCCTGCCACGCCACATCGCGAAGGTGCCAGCACCTGTAGAGCATGCCGTTCGCGTTCTTGTTCAACTCCACGCTGAGCACGGCTTGGCCGAAGCTGGCGAAGTCGTGGTCGCCCTCCTTGGTGGCGCGGGTGAACAGCGCATGCGTGTCATACATCGCCCGGCGCTGAGTTTCCTCGAACCATTCCAGCCACGTCTTGACCTCGGTCGATTCCTGTTTGGCGTACTTGCGCACCACATGAAACCAAGGCCGCGCGGTCGGCCGAAGCATGGTGCTGAACTGGTTCCCCAAGTCGCGCCGGCAGCGCACCGGGTAGCTGCTCATGAGGTGCGCTGCAAAGTCAGTTCCCAGCGATCGGCTGACGGTGAAGTCGGCGCGCTCTGGATAGAAGTTGTCAGCGATTTCCTGATGCAGAGAATTGAGCGGCGCCTTCTTCTTGAACAGATCGTCCGCAACGTCGCGCAGTTGTTTGATATCCACGTCAGCCCCCAAGCTTGCCGCTGCTGTTGCCTGGGTCGGTCATGATCGTGGACGCCCTGCCGCGGCGAGCGGTTTGCTCGATCAGCGACTGGCGCCGCGCCTGCTCCTGGGCCAGCGGGTCGGGCATGGCCGTCACCGCCGACAACTTGGGCGGCTTGGGTGCCAGCAGACTGGTGACGACTCCCGACCCGATCGAGGCGGCCGCCGCTGTCAGCGCCGTCTTGCCAAGACTTCCGCTCAGCAGGCCACCTCCGGCGCCGGCCGCAATAGTGCCATCCGCCAGTGCCGCCGAGCCCAGCGACAAAGCCGCCGAGCCGGCCGTCTCTGCTGCGCCCGCCCCGATGGCCAGCGCGCTTGATCCGGCCACCTCGGAACCGGCCGCAGCAACTGCCGATTCGGCCCCGAACGATGCGAAAAACTCGCCCACCGCCGCTATGGATGCACCCATTACAGCCTCCTTGCGTAGATCGTTTCGACAGCCAAATAGCCATCATGCTCCAACAGCCGGCCAAGCGCTGGATGTGCGCGTTTGACGTGCTGATAGATCAATTGCACACCGTCTGCTGCCAGTTGCGCACGGATAAATCGCACCAAACCAAACCCGACGCGGCCTAGCCTGTGCTCTGGCAACACGAACAGTATGTCCTGCGTCGCAATGCGGCTGCTGCGGTAATGCAGGTTGCCGATGAAGAACACGCCATAGCCCACCAGCGCGCCGTCCTTGCGGGCCGTGAACACACGTACATTCCCGCGCGCCTCGGCTGTCAGGTATGCCGGATAGTCTGGGTCAAGCGGCATGTCCTTGTAGGTGGCGATCTCCTCCCAGTGGATCGCCAGCAGCGGCTTGAGTTCTTCAAGCATGCCGGCCAGGGTTTCGCGGGCGTAGGTTGTCATGCGCGCCTCCGCGCGGCAGACAGCGGCGTGCGGCCAGAAAGCACCACCTGCGGCTCTTTGCGCAGGCCGTGGGGGGTGTTCTTCAGGTCCATCCAGTCCATTGCATGCGTCAGTTCTCGCGGGCCTTCAAACCACGCCATCATCACCGCATCGCCGCGGTCGGTGGATCGCCCGAGACGTTCGCAAACATGCTCCTTGGACTCGGCCTTGATGCCGTTTGGCGTCACTTCAAAGGTCGGAGCAGTCAGGTCGGCCACCAACCGCGGATCAGCCGGCAGTGCAATCGGGCTGCCGCCCGGCTGACCCGGGTCAAGCGCCTCGCGGAATGTCCAGAGTGCCGCGCTGCGCTTGTTCACAAACCGAAGTTTGCCGTCTCGGCTGCGCCGCGGCGTTGACTCGGCGCCCTTGTAGCGATGCACCTCGACCTGATTGGTGCGCAGGTGCTCATACATCGGGCCGCCGTAGCCGCCTCCCATATCCAGCACCACCAGCGCCTGGTCGCGGCGATGGCTGACCACGACGCCGGCGCAGTGCGAGCCGGCGCGCTCCACGGGGATCTCCTTGCCCGGAACCTCAATGAGCGGGGCATACCATCCGTCGTATCGCGCGGCGATGATCATCGGGTCGTCGCCACCGCCCGATGCGTCGACGCCCTGGGCGCACATCGGCACGCCACGCGGCGGGTCCGGCTTCCATCGCTGCTGCGCAAGCTCAACCCACTTCGTCGGGATGATCTGGTTCTGCTGATCCTTGAACGCGGTGCGGAAACCGCCCATCAACAGCGAGCGGTATGGTTCAGGCATGGCGTCGAGCTGTTGCTCGTAGCCGCTGGCGACGTACTTCGGGTTGTCCTTGACGCTGGCCGGGATGTAGGTGCGCGAGGTGGCCTTGACCATCTTCGACTTGCCTGCCACCACCACTTCATACTCGCCAGGCCCTGGCACCCATTGGTCGTTTCCGTCGTTGTCGGAAACAACCCACCGCAACTCGCCGGGCTTTGCCGGGTCTGGGTACTGCGGGTCAAGCCAGGGGGCAAACATCTTGATGACCCACAGCCCCTCGCTGCTCAACGGCGGGTTTGTGGCAAGCACGGTGCGCACGCGCTGCGCAGGATCGTCTGAACGGTTCCAGCCCATGAGGAACCTGATCTGCGATTCGGCAAAGTGAGTGGCCTCGTCGATTCCCAGCAGGTCGCGCCCCTTGCCCATCTGGCCCTGCTCGTCGCCGACGCGATGCGCCGCAGCAAAGTCGATAATCTGGGTGTCGCTGATGCGCAGTTTTGGTGGCGGGCTGCCGTTGAATCCTTCGCGGCTGCCGTGGATTTTCAGGCAATCTTCAATAAGGCGGTCAAGGTCGCCATATTGCCGGCGCATGATCAAACTGCGCTTGTGGCAATTGTGGGCAAGACCAAGAATTAGTTGGCTTTTTCCGCCACCAGGTTCGCCACCGTATAACAATACATCAGCCAAACTGAAATAGGCTTCAGTTTGCGGGCCTGGATTTGGAACCCATTTCATGGCCCGGGTCTGTGTGTAGGCATCCTGATAGACGGCAGTTTGCTCCGCAGCCGGCAGGCGGGCCACGCGCGCAATGATGTCGTCCAGGGCGCTCATTTTCCGGCCGGCTTGTCAACGGGTTGATGGATGCGTGGCGCCAACATCGGGCCGGTGTGGTCTGCCTTGTCGGCCCATGTGTCGCCCATGTACTTCAGGTCATCCAAGGCGCCGCGCAGAAAATGCGCCGCGTCGGCATGCTGCCTGGCCAACGCTTCCGCCTCGCGCTGACGATGCTCCAGTTCTTGCCGGCGCGCCCGCAACTTGCGGTAGCCGTGCGTCCACTCGTCGACCCCGTAGCGGAATCTCGGCGTGAACAAGTCCGACTCGGCCGGCGTGCCCACCTCGATGCCGCGCTGACGTGCGGTGTAGGTCAGGAAGTGAATGCCGGCGCGCTGCATTTCATATTCTTCGCCGGCCGCCATGTCCACGCCCCAGAAGCCGATCGTTGTTGCGCCGAGATTGATTGCCCGCGCCATCATCCAAAACAGCGACGACGAACAAAACCAGCGCTGCGGGTCAAACTCGGCCAGGATGTCGTCAGCGGGGTAAACCTGCGACCCTGGAAGAGCAGGCACTGGCGCGCCTGTCCACAGCGTCACGCCGCGCCCAGGCAATGCGGCCAGCCATTGGCAGTATTCTGGTGAGAACCACGTTTGGCCCGGCTCCCATACGTGAAGTTCAAACCATTCTGTAACTCGCGGCGCCACGCCGTACAGGCCTGGCGAGCATCCCCAGATTTGCCACGACGGATCGGAGTATGGCGCAAGCCGACAAGATGCCGGTGCCGACCCCACAAGCGCGACTTTCAACTGATCAGCCACAGAGCCCTCCTCCTGGCCGATCAGGTCGTCGTCGACAGCTTGAGCGATCCCGAGCTGACCGACCCCAGACAGCCCCACAGCGCCGTTGTCAGGCCGACCAAGCGCAAAGTGAAGATGGCCCCTTGCGACGATGAAATGACCGTGCCGCTGCTGTTCTGCGTGGTCAGCACCGTTTCGCTGTTGGCCGTCTTCACATAGATAGGGTTGGTCCCCGACGTGTTGAAGGCCAGCGTTTTCTCGATGCCCGGGATCGGCGGGTCCAGCGTGTAGACGCCAGACGACGCCGCCGTGGTCAGCAAGCTGAAGCCGTAGGCCGTCAGGTTGGACGACGTGGTGTCTGCCGTTGTCACCGCCGCGCGCACCGCCTCGACGCCGACAGCGACATCGAACGATCGCCCAGCGACCCCGCTGCCGCTGACGCTGGTGCTCATCGTCTGCAAGCCGAAACGACGCCCGAACAGCGTCGTCGTGATCTTATCTGCCCATGCCATGACGGCTCCTTTAGAACCCGATGCCGGGTGTTACGAAAACTTGCGCCGACGAGTCCAAACTCGTGACGATCGAAATCCAGCCGCTTTGATCAGGACTGGGGCCAACCTGGAAACAACGCGATGCGGTGGACAGCAGTGCTAGCCCAAGCGCAGGCGCCGCCGTTGTCGGCATTGCGGCCTGCACTGTGCTGCTGCCCCAGGCGACGTAGACGGTGCGCGTGCTGGAGTTGACGATGAAGCATGCGGGCATGCCGCCCGTGCTCCATTGCGTGGCCGTGCCGGCGGTGCTGCTGGACGCGATGATGAGTTTCGTCGTCCCAGTTGGGCGGAATGCTGCGTCAAAAGACATGGCTTGTTCCTAGTTACTTTGTCAAGGTGTACCGGCAGGGGCTTGAAATCACTTGGTCGGGTCCAGCGA